TTATGTGATAAGATAGGCAGTTCTAGGACTCATCTTGCTAGCATGATTCAACTAATAAAAGATAGACTAAATGCAGAACAGTAATATTTCAAAGGCCCTCACCTATGTAGGCACTGAGCCGGACATCACAACTCTTCGATACGCTTACGAAGAAACAATAACGGAGCTTGAATCCTATTTTGATTTATGTCGTACGAGCTACGACGACCGACGCAACTGGTGGCCGGGCAAGAGCCGCGATCATCGTAAACACGGATCCGATGCCTTTCCTTGGGAGGGTGCGAGCGATACTGAGTGCCATCTCATCGATGAACGCATAACTAAACTTGCGTCCCTATTTATTTCTGCACTCAAGAGGGCCAACGTCAGAGCGTTCCCCGTGGAAAGTGGAGACATTGCTCGCAGCAAACTTGTGTCAGGATTTCTTAAGTGGATGATACGATCCGGATACATCCCCCGCTTTTACAGGGAGATGGAACTTGGTGCTAATTACTTATTAGAACGTGGACTCCTAGTGACTTACGTTGGATGGCACATGGAGGATCGATCCTTTGAGCAAGAGATTGATCTTCAACAGATTGCACAAATATCTCCAGAAATCTTTCAAGCTGTCGAGCAAGGTGAAAACGATGAAGAACTTATCCTGCTTATGCAGCAAGTTTTTGACGGCGTTACAGAAAAGCGAGCAAAGGATGCGCTCAAAGATCTACGTAAACAAGGAATCGCAAAACTGCCCGTAGTGCGTCGTCAAATTAATTGCCCCGAAGTCAAAACCTTAGCACCTGATGGTGACTTTGTCTTCCCCCCCTATGTTACTGACCCGCAACGCGCACCGTATTGTTTCTGGAAAACGTATTACACTCCACAAGAACTAGAACTCAAGGTAACAACTGATGGTTGGGACCAAGACTTTGTGGACGTCATGATCGAAAGATACCGAGGCGTAAACATTGACAGCCTTGAGCGATACGAAGAGGGCCGTCGTAGCATGAGCCTAACGGATACCGCATACGAAGCCGATGAACTTATTGAAATCATTTACGGATACCAGAGACTAATTAACGAAGAGGATGGTTCCGAAGGAATTTATTGCACCGTATTTCATAAGAACTTTGATGGAGATGATGGAACTGGGACTCCTGGATATGCAAAGTTCGAACTACTCAACGGATACGAAGACTATCCAGTAGTAGTAACACGCTTGTCCGAGGACACTAAGCGTCTCTATGATGTATCCACCGTTCCCAGTATTCTTCGTGGTATTCAGAACCAAGTAAAGGTAGAACGTGATTCACGGATTGATCGCAACAGCCTAGCTACGCTGCCTCCAATCCTGCACCCAGTAGGTCAAGCACCTAATGACTGGGGACCAGGTCGTATGATTCCATACCGCCGCAAGGGGGATCTGGACTTTGCACCGACCCCTGCATACAACCAAGGCTCGCTAGAGATGGAAACAACCCTCATCAAACAGGCTGACAGAATGATAGGACTCGATCCAAGTGATCCCATGTCTCAATCAAGACAGCAGTTCATGGTTGATAAATATCTTAGCCATGTGTCTGAGGTCATTCGTATGGCATACAAGTGCTTCCAGAGATTCGGACCCGATGAAGTATTTTTTCAGGTTACTGGTATCCCTGACCCCCAAGTGATGAACAAGGGGAACCCGAACGAGAACTTTGACATCATGATTAACTTTGACGTTCTCGACGCTGATCCAGACACAGTAGAAAAGAAACTACAAGGATTCGTTGCGCTGAATCAACTCAATGTAAACAACCGGATGAATGTTGATGGATTGCTTGATATTGCAGCTGCTAGTATTGATCCAGTCATGGCTGACGCAGTTCTACAACCTGCACAAGATGCTCAACAAGAGATGGTTAAGAATGTTACCGATGACCTTACAAAGATTTTTGCAGGTATTGAAATGCCAGCCCGGCCTACAGGCGCACAGATTGCTATGCAAGTGATTCAACAATACGCCCAGCAGCCCGACATCCAGCAACGCCTACAGCAGGACGAAGCATTCCGAGGACGCATGGAGAAATACCAAGGTCAGTACACCTTCCAGATGCAACAAGCACAGAACGCTCAGATTGGTCGAGTTGGAACAGCACCCGCGCAGATGGGTCGGATTAATACTCAGACTATGCAGTAAAGCATATTTGTGCTTGCATGATTAAAAAGATACAATATTTAATTTTTCCTGCATTAATTTTGTTGGTTGCATTATCTGTTTATTTGTTAGATAAGGATATAAATAAATATTCTGAAGTCATTGCAGAACAACAAACTCGGATTAATAATATAGAAAAACAACTTAGTTATCACGACATGAGACTAAGTGGTCAAATGGACACCCTGATGGTGCATCGTTCGCGGCTGGAGCAGATAAAAACTTTTTTAGAAAACATGCGCCAAAGCTATGTTTCCAAAGAATAACTAACTAACATGAATATCCAAGACGACATAAAGACACTTCATAACTACGAGGCTTTTGCTAGGTTTATAAAGATGGTGCATGAACTTAGAGAAGAGGCTATTGAGGAACTGCACGAGGCCAGCACTGAAAATATTCAACAAATATCCGGACGAATTATTACCTATGACCAGCTATTACAGCTATCAGGCTGGCAGGAACTGAGCGTTCGTCACCGTGAAAATTTATAGGCTGAATAACAACTGTTCACCTATGTTATATTAACGTATCGCAATCTCTCGGCGTAAATGAGTGGAACTTATGACAGATGAAATCACGACTGCCGACTCTGGGGCAGATCAAATACCAGTGGACAATACTAATATATCCGTAACGGATTTTGCAAATCGCCGATTGGGGCAGATGAAGGCTCAACAAAATGTTGAGACCGAATCAGAACCAGTTGCCGAAGAGCCAACGGAAGAGACACCCGAAGAGGTCGTTGAGGAGACTGAGGAAACTCAAGAAACTCAAGAGGTCGAAGAAGGTGAACCAGAAGTTGAATCGACATCCGAGGATGTTCTTTCACAGATTGATTTGGACAACGCGTCCGAAGAGGAACTACGGGAACTAGCTGATAAGTTAGGCAGTAAAGCTGTGGCTCGTTTTGGGGAACTTACCGCAAGACGCAAAGCCGCAGAAGAAAAGCTGGCTAAACTAGAGGCTTCGCTTCAACAGCGAGATCCCCTTGAGTCAAAAAAGAAAATAGAAAATAACCCATTTGGGGATTTAGATTCTATCGAGAGCCTTCAATCCAAGGCCGAAGAGATAGAGCAAATAGTCAACTGGGCTGAAGACCTTCTTTTTGAAGGTGCTGACTATGCGGCTGACGATGTCATTACTGAGATCGAAGGCAAAGAAATGACTAAGGCGGAAGTCCGTAAATCTTTAATTCAGGCGCGTAAGGCTCAGAAGACCTTTCTCCCTGATCAACTTTCTAAAATACAAGCCAAAGAAACGGCTGCAAATATGGAAGTTGCTTTCAAGCAGAAAGCCAAAGAAGAGCTATCCTGGCTAGAAGGTGAAGACAATGATGTCCGCAAACAATACGAAGCTACAGTCAACGATGTTCGTTTTCAAAAGATGAAAGAGATCGTGGCAAAGGAAGCTCCGGATGTTGCGGGTCAACTAGAATACTGGTTCGCTCATGCAGCAAACAGTATCTATGGTCGTAAACCTGTAACCGAAACTAAGCCAAGCATGAAACTTACACCACCCAAGGGTGCAACAACAAGTAATGCAAACGCTGCTACGTCTCCATCAAGAACTGCAAAGGCACTCAAGGAACTGCAAAGTCAATTTCAAAAATCGGGTAACCCTCGTGATTTTGCCGCACTTAGAAAACTACAAATGGCATCGCGCCAATAACTCATAATCATTAAATAAAATGGCATTCTCAAATACATTCGATACTACAAATACAGGTTCGGGTGTCTCCAATCGTGAGGACTTGACTGATGTCTTGACCATTCTTGCGCCTGAAGAGACTCCTATCCTTTCGTCTGCTAATAAAGAACGTGCATCCGCAACTAATGTTGAGTGGACTGTTGACAGTCTTTCTGCACCTGTAACTACAGGTATCTCAGAAGGTTCTGACGTTGCAGCCTTCACTGACAAGTTCGCTGGTCGCGCTCGTCTTGGCAATCGCATCCAAAAATTCCGTCGTGACTACATGGTTTCTGACCTGCAAGAAGCAGTCGATTCCGTAGGTCCTGCTAAGATAGCTCAAGCTGAAGCAAAAGCTATCCGCGAACTCAA